GTGGTGCTTGGTCTAACTTACCGACTTTCTCTCTAGTCGCAATTAAAAAGGCTTACTCATCAATGGAACAACTTTGGGAAAATTATATGCAGAACGGCAAGATCAACCCCGTGTCTGGCATCTTCCTGGCAAAGAACAACTTTAACTATGTCGATAAGGTTGAGCATGTAGTTGAGGCCAAAGCGACTTTGGCAGAAGATGAAATGGAAAACCGCTACCTATCGACTTTGGCTGACGATGAGCTTTAAGCGACTTTAGCGACTTTCGACTTTGGCAGCCATAATAAGGCAAAAGCCACCCTGGTCTGGGTGGCTTTAATTGCAGTAGTCCATTTGGTAAAACTTTTTGTGTTCATCAAAATTGGCTGCGGCTAATTCAGTAAAGTAATCTTCTGATTGGGCGTACTTTTCTTCCATACCGAACATAAAGTTTTTGACGCACATATCTTTTTTATAAACCCAAGCTTCATAGGTTTTGCCAAAAATAACGATGTCCATGCGCCACCCCCTACCCATATCATAGGTAGTAGTCTTATAATTTGTTTTTTTCATTTTCATTACCTCCTAGCGCTTTAGCGCTTATGCAAGCCATAAAGCGACTTTATGGCAAGCGTAAGAGTTAAAACGGTAAATCTGGTATATTGCGATATTCAGCTTTTTCTGTCATATCGAAATACAAGTGCCTACTATCTGTAATGCGGTATTCATCTAACTCCAGATCAGCCGTGCGACTATAATACTCCAGATTTTCTGCTACCGACTTTACATCAGCGCAATTAAGCGTGTATGTTTCACCGGCGTAAACATCATAAAGATATACAGTATACATTGTTCATTTCCTCCTAGCCCTTAATGGCTTATGTAAACCGACTTTAATCGGCTTACACAAGGCATTAAGCCTTGCTTGCTAATGATCGACTTTTTGGGCCGCCTCAATAGCGCCTTGAATAATTGACGGGCAAATAAAGTTTTCGTATGCCATGTTTTCGCTAAAAGCATCTAAAATATCAGCAACGATTTTTAAGTCTTCATCTAAAAATCTGTTAGCGTGTTCTGACTTATGCCGGCAGTGATAATCAATCAAACTAGCAATACGCTCAAAATTGTGCTCATCAATAACTACATATTTCATTTCATTTTCCCTTTCTTGTCGACTTTGCGACTTTATAAGCGACTTTTTCAGCGCTTATGCAGGCCAGAAAGCGACTTTCTAGCGACTTTCTGACTAGCATAAAAACTGAAATCAGCGACTTTCTAGCGACTTTCAGCGACTTTGCGACTTTGCCGACTTTGCGACTTTGCCGACTTTGCGACTTTCTAGCGCTCAAAGCGTAAATAATACATAACGCAATAAAGTTGACAATGAGCGACTTTCGCTATTTCTTCTAACTCTTTAGCGGTGAAAACTGTTTTTTGCTTGCTAATGTTTAGCGACTTTAGAGCGCTTTCAATAGCTTTTTTAATTTCTTTGTTCATTTACATTTCCCCTCTTTCTTTAGTGCTAAAGCACTAATGCAAACGGTCAAGCGGTGGGCTTGATCGTAAGCATTAAGGCTTTAGAGCCTTGACCAGGTGGACGCTATAGGCAAATAAATATAGCATTCGTCCGGCTTGTGATTTTGTAAAGAGTGCCGGTTTTTCTGCCTTGAACAACTGCACCATTGCACCCATACACGCCGGCAGAATAGGCAACAGAGTTAAACCCTTGTTCTTGCTCATATAAAGCGTATAATTCTTTCGTGCTTAAATAGGTAATGTCTTTGCCGTAAGCGTTTTTGATCTCTTTCAGTGTTGTTTTCATTTTTTCCCTTTCTATAGCGCATTTTAAGCGCTTTGTAGCGGTTTTCCATTTATCCGCTTATATAAGGGGCTATGCCCTTATTTGATGCCTTACTGTAGAATTATGTCGGTGATTTCGCCCGTTTCAGCGTCCATTTTTTCAAGTGGCATATAACGGTTATAATCTTTCGTTATATAAATAAATGCTTTTAAGCCGTTTACATAACCGATAAACCCAACGCTAAATTGCATTGTATTTTTGCCTAAAATCAATGGTGTAGTGCCGTCTAATTCTACCGCCAAACCTTTGCAGCGTTCCCACGCTCTAACCTTGTAAATGGACGGCTTTTCGTAAGCGTCCCAAATGTCGGCGTATGTCCAACGGTCGGCGTTGCAATAGTGCTTGTAAGCATAGCGCATCATTTTAGCATTTGATCTAATCATTTTCTTTTCTCCTATCCGCTTTAGCGGTTAGGGCTTTTATAGCCCTTTATATAGGGGGATAAATGAGCCAACGCAACGCCGTTATCCTATGCGCTTTCGCCCATGTGTTGCGGTTTTGGTACGCTATAGGCATATAGCCTAATTTCGGCATACATCGCCAACCGCTAATATTTTCTGTTGCGTGGTGGTATTCAGTTTTCAAAGAGCCGATGCCCTAACTAATTAGGACAATACTATATTACACTATCATTTTAGGGCGGTCAATACCCTATTACACTATTTTTTTAGGGTTTTTCACTTTGTCTATAATATGCCCATTTTTTAGACATCTTGCACGGCTTGTTTTGGTGGCTTGTGGGCGTTGTTCTGCTTGTTTGGTTGGGTTGTTCAACATATAGAGCAGACAACCGCCCAACCGCCCCACGCTTGACCAGGCGAACACCACCCACCACCACCGCCGGCGGTTGACTGTTCAACCTATGGCGCAATCAGTCCCCCACCGCCCACCGCTTGACCAGGTAGCGCCACCACCCCAACCGCCCAACCGCCCAACCGCCCAACCGCTACCGGTTGCGCCGTCTGATCTGGTCGCCGGTGGGGGAAATGCCCACCCTTGAGGGTGGGCGGGGTTAGTTGCTTAAATATCCGCCAAAAATAAAAAGAAATTGTTGACACCACTAAAAACCTAGTGCTACAATATCATCGTCAGGAGGTAATTGAGATATGAATATCAACGAGTTTATCAAGAAGATTTGCGAGGACAACAAGACAAGTGTGAACAGAATGGGCGCTGGCATCGGCTTAACGAAAGGTGGAGTTTATAACCTGGCGCATGCAAAGGGAATGAGCTTAAAGACATTAAGCCGTATCTGCAAGTTTTTCGATTATGAAATCGTCATCAGACCCAAGAGCAATGTAGATCGGGCAGCGAGAACGATTGTGTTGGACAGCGAGGTAGAGTAATGATTTACGGATATGCGAGAGTAAGTACCAGGACGCAGGTGTCCGGCACTAGCCTGGAAGATCAGACGGCCAAGATTAAGGAAGCGTACCCTGATGTAGCCGAAATCATCAGCGAGCAGTATTCTGGCGCAAAGAGCAGACCGAAGTTTAACGAATTGCTAGGTAGGCTGACCGAGGGCGATATTCTGGTGGTATGCAAGCTGGACAGATTTTGCAGAACAACAAAAGAGGGGCTGGAATACATAGATCAGTTGGTAAACAAGGGTGTGAAGATACACATACTGAATATGGGGCTGATTGAGAACAACCCGATTGGCAGACTGATTATCACTCAACTGCTGGCGTTTGCAGAGTTTGAGAGAGCGATGATTACCGAGCGTATGCAAGGTGGTAGACAGTATAAGAGAGAGAATGACCCGACATATAAGGACGGTCGCAAGGAAGTAGCGGTAGATGTCGAGCGGGGGCGCAAGCTGTTGGCAGAAGGAATGTCAGTCAGCAAGATGTGCAAGCAGTTAGGCATCAGCCGAGCCACTTGGTATAATAAGGTGGCAGCGTAGTTGCAAGTTGGCGGTTGTTATCGCATAGGTAATGACCGCTTTTGTTTTGGGAGGTAATGATATGAGCATGGACAAAGTGCTGGCCGAGATCATGAGAAGGGTCAGAGCCGGTAAGGTAGAGGGTCAGTTATTCAGCGATGCGGTGGCGGTGTTTAATTACCTAGGCCACGATAAGACAAGTGATGATGCCAGGGAAATGTTTAAGATCATCAGCCATGCAGAGCCGAAAGACAGAGCGGAAATGGAATTGCTGCTGAACACCAAGAAAGATTTGCTACTGTTTGAAGCGCCGTATCGGTTTGATGCCTACTTGCGGTATATCGAGTGGGACAGAGAAGAAAGTAAGAAGTTTTACCCCGCAAGAAAAAAGGCGCTATGGCCGGTAGTGCAAAGTCTGCAAGATTTGGCTGACGATAAGCTAGATTTGCTGGCGGTATCATTACCGCCTGGCGTTGGCAAGACGGCAACGGCAATCTTCTATCTGATGTGGCTGGCTGGCAGAAACCCAGAGAAAAGCATTATCGGCGCTAGCCATTCTGCTGCCTTTATGCGGGGTGTGTATGATGAGTGTCTGCGTATCATCGACATAGACGGCGAGTATCTGTGGCGTAAGGTGTTCCCTGGCGTACCGTTAGTCAGTACAAACGCACAAAACCTGCTGATTGACCTAGGCAACCCAAAGAGATTTACCACGCTAGAGTTTACAAGTATCGGTGCTGGCAACGCCGGTAAAATCAGAGCAGAACAGTTGCTGTACTGTGATGACCTGGTGGACGGCATCGAAACGGCACTGAATATCGAACGGCTGAATAAGCTATGGGAACAGTACAAAACAGACCTGACCCAGAGAAAGATAGCCGATTGCAAGGAATTGCATTTGGCAACAAGGTGGTCTGTCCATGATGTCATAGGCAGATTGGCGCTACAGCACGAAGATAACCCAAGGGCAAGGTTTATCGCAGTACCGGCGCTGAACGAGAACGATGAGAGTAATTTCGCTTATGTGGGTGTCCCTGGCTTTAGCACAGAAGCGTATCATCAGCAGAGAGAGTTATTGGACGATATAAGTTGGAAAGCGCTGTATATGAATGAGCCAATAGAGAGAGAGGGTCTGCTTTATCAGGAAGCAGAGTTAAGGCGCTTCTTTGATCTGCCAGAGGGTGAGCCAGACGGCGTGTTTGCGGTAGTAGATACCAAGGACAAGGGCAACGATTACTGTGTTCTGCCGGTGGCGTATAAGTATGGCGATGATTATTACATAGCAGATTGCATTTGTGATAACCGGCTGCCAGAGTTCATAGACCCCAAGATCACTGAAATACTGTATCAGCACAAGGTAAAGCTATGTCAGTTTGAGAGCAACAGTGCTGGTGGGCGTATCGCAGAGAAAATAAGGGACGAATTGAAGAAAAAGGGCGGTATAACGCACATAACTACGAAATATACCACCGCCAACAAGGAAACAAAGATCATTGTGAATAGCCCGTTTATCAAAAATCGCTTCCTTTTCAGAGATAAAAGCACATACCCAGCCAAAAGCGAGTATGCAGAGATGATAAAAATGCTCTGTACCTACACTGTAGCGGGCAGAAACAAGCACGATGATGTCCCAGATGCGCTGGCTATGCTGGCAGAATATGTCCAAACCGCCGGTTATAATACCGTGGAAATCGTAAAAAGACCGTTTTAGTGGTAATTTTAGTTTACTGCACGATAAAAACTTGATTTTCCATTGTATATTGTAGACGGGTAAATCTCTTTTCTGTTTTTGACACCCATTTATAGTATCTCTTTTCAAATTGTTGCGTTATCGCAAGTCCCTTACTTTGTGATAGCGCAGTTTTTGTTTATATAGGAGGCCGAAATGAGCGAACAGGAAAATGTAGAGATCATTAGAGAAACTGACTTACCGCTTTTTGGCCGTAAACAGATTTTCAGCAACACTTACGATCTCAATGAAGATAACATCATCACCGAAATATCAGCCAGCTTACCCTTACACTTGGAAAATCAGATGTGTATTGAGTATCTGTATTGGTATCGGCGTGGTATTCAGCCGATTTTAGCCAAAATCAAGGAAATCAGGCCAGAGATCAATCACATTGTCATTGAAAATCACGCTGACGAGATTGTGGCGTTCAAAAATGGCTATTTTCTCACTCAACCGGCTTTCTATATCAGCAGAAACAAGGACGAGGGTATTACAGACAAGGTTAAGCAGTTAAATGAGTATCTGTATCTGTCTGGCAAGACCCAGGTGGACAACAAAATCGCAGATTGGTTTCACACTTGTGGTACGGGCATCTTATATGTCCAGAGTAATGACAGCACAGAAGTGCCGGTAAAGGTATATGCGCTTGACCCACGGTCAGCGTATGTGGTCTATGATCTTACCCCGGCACATGAGCCGTTATATGGTGTAAACATCGTGATGCAGGGCGATCAGAACGCTATCTTTGATGTCTATACCAAAACAAAGGTGTTCACCATTTCCGGCAGTTTCCGTGGTCGCATTATCACGGACAACAGGCCGATTGAAGCAACACCTATCAGCGTACTCAATGTAAGACCCAACCCATTAGGCCGTGTGCCTATGGTCGAGTACCACTACAATTCTGTCAATATGGGTGCATTTGAAGCGGTCATCAGTCTGCTTAACGCAATCAATGATGTCCAGAGCAATCGTATTGACGGGGTAGATCAGTTTATACAGAGCCTTGCAGTCGCTGTAAACTGCCAGTTCGAGGACGGCACTACCGCCAATACCATTAGGCAAGCTGGAATGATTGTCTTAAAGAGCATTGGTGAGAATAAAGCCGATTTCAAGATACTGTCAGAGCAGTTAAATCAGGGCGAAACCCAGGTGCTTGTTGATTATCTGTATCAGCAGGTGCTGACGATCTGCGGTATGCCGAGTACCACCAAGGGCGGTACAAGTACAAGTGATACCGGCGCTGCCGTCTTATATCGGGACGGCTGGTATCAAGCCGACACGGTGGCAAGGAATACCGAAGATTTATTCAAAGAGAGCAATAGAAGATTTGATGAAATCTTTATTGACATACTTAACAAGAAAGTCGGTCTAGGCTTAAAACTGAATGATTTTGAATTGCAGTTTGTCCGCAACGAAACCGCTAACCTGCTTGTTAAGACCCAGGGCGCACTCAACCTGAAACAGTTAGGTTTAAGCCCCGAAATTACATTAGCAAAATCTGGTGTAAGTAATGACCCCGTAGCCGATGTAGCCAACAGTAAACAGTACATTGACAAGGCGTGGGGCAATCAGCCTACAGAGCAGATTGATGAAAACATCAGTGAATTAAGTGAGAGAACACTTTAAGAAAACCCAAACCTAGACAGAGAAGTCGGTAAAACCCAAGGAGTTATTTGATGAAAGTTAAGGTAGACACTAGCAAGATCAATGGTTTTGATGCGCTGGACGAAAACGCCAAGAAAGCATTAGCCGGTCTTGAAGTCGAAGTGCCAGAGCCTGATTACACGGGCTATGTGAAAAAGGAAGTCTTTGACAAGAAAGCAAGTGAAGCAGCCGATTTAAGCAAGCAGTTGAAAAGCAAGATGACTGAAAGCGAATTAGCCGAAGCCGAAAATGCCAAACAGTTGCT